ACAATTAAGATTGTTGAAACGGATGTATGATTCGAATTCTAATATATAACCTATATGAAAAGACCTTATAGAATTATGTTACAAGTTCCTGACTTTGTAAACGACAATCAGGATATGTTTGATGATAGAGAGATAGTGTTGATTAGTTTCATAATGAGTTTACATAAGATACCACATACTAGCGAAAGAGATAGAAATACAGTATACAACATATCAAATAGGGATTTTCAAAATATATTAGGTTGGAAATCCTTTATGACAGATATTAATCTTAAAGCAGAAGCCTTAAGAACAGTATTTAAAATTGGTATGCATGGTTCACATTGGTCTATTCAATGGCTACCTAGCATGTTTACTAATAAGAGGACTCATGCAACCACACCTCCAGGCAAACTCGTCTATATTAGGGATGTTGATGCGATTGCAATGCATTTCTATATACAAAGTAGATTAGTATCACAAGAAGTGATGCATGACTATGTAGAAGGTATGGATATGGAAGAACTATATAGAAAACCATTATTGGGTATATCAGAATATAAGTTTTTAAAATTAAGATATGACTTACATCCAACTATATCCGACCATAGAGATCGATCTTTAAATGCAAAGTAAGACATGGCTTATATTAAAGATAGAGACATATACAAAATAATATACATGCATTATTGCAGGAAGTATGGTAGCCATGCACTAGCCATAGATCAAATGACAGTTGATATAATTGAGTTTGAAGAAAAAGAAATGTATGAACAGTGCGAGATATTACTTGACACTATAAGAAAGTATGAATAATTTTTTAACTAAGAACTACGACGAGATAATCTTAATGTCTAAGAAGATATGTAAATCAAGTCCTGAATCAGAAGATGTAGCTCACTTTGCTATAGCTCAATTCATGGAACACGAAAGAGGGCAAGAGTTAGTAGACTCTAATAGAGCTATGAATTTCTTATCAGGTATTATGTGGCGTAGTTTTAACTCAAGTACAAGTCAATATCATACCTTATACCGTCAAAAAGGTAGAGTGCATATGTTTCCTGAGAATCACCAACACCTTGAACCTGATATAGATTATAATCATGATCAAGATAAGATGATAGAAGTGATCCAGGGTATCTTAGAAGATATGTCTGCAGATACAAAAGAACAATGGTTTAGAGCATGCTTATTTCAAATGTATGTAGATAACCCAAACTACTCTGATATTGCAAGAATAGTAAACATACCAAGAACGAGCATACGTCGAGCGGTAGACGAAGCGAAGGAGCATATACGATTAACCCTTAAAAATATGAATTTAGATTATGAACTATGAATTAATAATTGCAGTAGCCTGTATAGGAGCTGTATTACAAGAAACCCCCTTATGGGAACTAATACTAAAGAAGTTTAAAATAGACTTTAAACCATTCAATTGCCCATTGTGTTTAACTTTCTGGGCAAGCATGCCAATCTTCATCTTTACAAACGGATGGAGCTTTATATTTAGTAGTATAGTAGCAGGTGTGTTAGCAGAACTAATTAACAAAGAACTAAGAAGACCATGACCAAAGAACAATACCAATGGTGCCAAGATAATAGAGGCATACTGTACAACAACCATAGCGTACCGAGAGATAAGAAGTATGTGTTATATGAAATACACAATGCTTTAACAGGTTTAAACAAAAAACCTAACGGTTGTGGCAAATGTCAATCAACTGTTATTAATATGGTAAAGTTTCAACTAGAAAAATATGAATCAAGTAATGAAAGAAAAGAAATTTAAAGTAGACGGTATTGAATATACCGTTAAAGCAACAACAGAAGATGGATTAAAGAAAGCAGAGAAAGCTTTTAAGAAATCTATTAAAAGAACTAAACAAACACCAACAGAAGGCCATGGCATTTAAAGGAGGAGATGAAAACATCAATAGAGCTGGCAGAAAACCAGGATCTAAGAACAAGGCTACTAAAGAAATAAGAGAAGCCTATCAAAAATTAACTGAAGATAACCTAGATAATATGAGTACTTGGTTAAGTCAGATAGCAGGAGATGATCCAGCAAAAGCAATGGACTTAATGTTAAGATTATCAGAATACATTATACCTAAGTTAGCAAGACAAGAAGTAGTAGGTAATGATGGTGAAGACTTATTTAAAAATGTTAAGTTTCAGTTTGGTCCAGATATTAATGACGACCAAGATAGAATAGAAGAATAGTGATATATACAGGATTTACACCACATCTTAAACAGAGAGAACTTATACAAGGTATATTAGAATCTAAATCTAAATATCATGTAGCATCTATAGGCCGACAGTTTGGTAAGTCTCTGATGGGCATTAACTTAGCACTCTACTGGTCTATTAACAATGGACCATGCAAGATCCTCTGGGTGTCTCCTGTGTATTCACAAGCAAGTAAAGTACACAAAGAATTGATGTCAGCCATAGGCCACAGTGGCATAGTAAAGAATAATAACTATTCAGCTAACGAGATAGAATTAAAGAATGGTTCTACAATAATATTCAGATCAGCCGAAAGATACGATAATATTAGGGGTTTAACCTGTGACTATGGTATAATAGATGAAGCAGCATTCATGAAGGATGATGCATGGCAAGAAGCAATCCGTCCAGTATTCGCAGTAAGAGGCAAGAAGATCTTATTCTGTTCAACACCTAAAGGAAAGAATTGGTTTTATAACTTACATCAACTTGGACAAAGCCCAGATTACCCTAACTATGTAGCGTATGCTGGAAGTTCGTATGATACACCTTATATAGATAGAGAAGAGATAGAAGATGCCCAAAGAACCATACCAAAGAATGTATTCCAACAGGAGTACTTAGCAAAGTTCATAGACTCAGGTGGAGAAGTATTTACAGATATAGATAATAATACATTCGATAGATACCCAAACCCACAAGGAAAGATCTATTGCGGAGTCGACCTAGGAAAACAAGAAGATTATACAGTAGCAACCTTTATGAATGGCCAAGGAGAAGTAATAGATATCTATAGAGACAATAAGAAAGAATGGACAACCATGACAGCCAATATCTTAAAGCTAGTAAAGAAATACAGAGCTACAGTAATGGTAGAAGTAAACTCTATAGGTGATGTAATCTATGAGCAACTCAAGAAACAGTGGGCAGATACCCATCCATTTGTTACAAGCTCTAAGTCTAAGAATGAAATCATCGAAGGTCTAATCCTAGACATGAATGAACTGACAGTAAAGATACCATCTAAAGGCCTGTTTCCCTCTCTGTATAGTGAACTATCAGTGTTTACCTATGAGTATAACCCAAAGACTCGAAACATCCGGTACGGCCATCCAGCAGGATTACATGATGATACAGTTATAAGCCTTGCAATAGTTAACTATAATCGCAAGCAAAACAAAACCTATGGCCAATACACGGTAATGGGTCGCCGATAGACTCACACTATTTCAAACAACCACCTCTTTATATTTACTAGTATATGATTAAGATAACCGTAGACGACAAGGATTATAAGTTACCCGAAAGGTTAACAGTAGACCAATGGATGTTAGCTGCAAAGTATCAACCAACAAAGGCAAACTACTCTAAGATAATAGCAAGTGTATTAGGCTTAGATTGGAGAGACCTAAAAGACCAGACTGAAGACTTATTAGAAGTCCTAATGGGTATTGTACAACCCTTAATATGGGGTCGTAGAGAATGTAAGGTCAGAGACTGGAGCAACTTAACCTTCGGTGAGTGGGTAGATTTAGATTGTTGGATTACTAGAGGTAGTCAGATGCACCTAAAGGATATGACACCTATCTTACAATCAAGCCAATGGGCAGACGAGACCTTATATAGGTTAGAGTCTTTTAATAGTTATAGAACATGGGTCTATAGACAGTATGCCGAACTATTCGGTTTAAACATAGATCCTGAAGATGATCAGATAATACAAGATGAAGTAGAAGATAGCGACCCAATGGATATAGTAAACGGATGGTATCAAATCATCTGTGGTCTTGCAAGTGAAAACCTATTGTGGATAGATAGAGTAACAGAACAACCTCTATTAGCTACTCTAAACTTCATGGCTTACCAGAAACAAAAGCAAGTTGCAGAGAACTTCAACAAATTAAAACAGAAAAGAGAGTATGAATTACAGAGACGTAGTAGATAGAATAAGACAAGTAGTCTTTGACCACAAGATGTTGGTAGACTTTGGTTACGGCCAACTATCAGATATTAAAACAAGAGCACAAGGCGATGGCTTAGACGGTGATGTTAACGATGCAGACTACCCTTACTGTTTCTTAAACCCACAGCCACATGTTAGAACAGAGACTCAAATAACCTATAACTTTAACATGATCCTAATGGACATGGCTAGAGAAGAGGAAGGCGATGACTATCAAAACTTCTTAGCAATCCAATCAGATTGTATACAGTATATAGATGACATAGTAGCAAGGCTTTACTATTACTATAAGGACCAACCAGAAGTTCAATTCAATTATAGTTACAATCCATTCTATGAAAGGTTCCAAGATCAATTAGCTGGTGCAACCGCCAACCTAAGTATTATAGTACCTACAAATATCAATGACTGTATATCACCCTTTGTTACTCGACTCAAAACGGTAACTACACCTTTAGGTCAAGCAAGTAGATTACCACGAGACTATTACTCAAAATATTATTAATAGAGGTGATGCTGGAATTCCTTTTCCATTCAATGGCCAATTTAGAGTAATCTTTGAAGGAGAGATAACTAACCAGCAATTACTACCAGAAGATCCTGCTAAAGTAATCCTTTCATGGCAAGAGAATCTACCAGGTGGTGTAGGTCAATTGTACACAGAAGAAATAGTAGTCGATGCCGCAATTGGCGCTACTAATAAGTGGTACTTTGAAACACCTATTCAAACCTATACACAATCTGACACTTTAGGTATTAGAGCAATCCAAGATTTTGGAACTTCTCCTAATCCTGATATTGCTCCTGGCGGAACAATTACAGGTCTAACTAAAATTACAATAGTTGAATTATAATGGCCTTTAATATAAGTAACTTTAATGCCTTTCAAGAGACTGCTGGTGAATTTGTATCTGATATGGATAGAGAGCTAAGCACGTTAGCAACAAGGATCGTAGATGATATGAGACAACGAGCACCTGTAGATAGCGGAGACCTTAGAAACTCGATTAAAGTAAACTTAGATAGGTATCAAATAATATTCTCAATGTTAGCTTATGGTCCTTATCAAAACTACGGAGTAGAAGGTAACTCACTCAAGAGAGCCAGAGTAGTAGAAGATCCTGCAATAGGTAAGAAACATAAGTTCGGCACACAGTTTAAGATGATTGGTGGTGACCTTAATTACGGTGCAAGAACTAACATCTATAAGTATGGTATTAGTGCACAGCCCTTTTACTCAATAGAAGATATACAAGACCAAATGGTAGATATAATAGAAAACATATTCAATAATTAATTATGGCAGTTACAGCAACTCAAACACCTTACAGACCATTTGACATGGCCTATGGGGCAAACCCTATAACACTAGATGGTATTACAGCTTCACAAGAAAAGTATGCCTTACAGATCACCGTAGTAGGTCAGACAACTCCGATAGCAGATATTAGACAATCGCCTAATAGGTATGCAAGAGCTATCTTTGATATACAAAATATCTTACAGTCTCAGATAGAACCTTCAAAGAATAATATAGATGCCTTACATTACTCTGTTGGTTTTGCACAGCAGAACACAAGGATGAGAATAGCTAATGGAGAATTAATACAATATCAAATAGCATATACTACAGAGACCAATGGTCAACTAGATGCACCCTTTACTGTTAGTCCTATAATCTATACAGCAATTGGCGGAGCTAAAGACTATTGGCAAGTTCCCTTTGACGAAGGTGCTAACTTCATCCCTATAGTAGACGGTACGGTGGATGGTTGTACAGATATTAACTTTCATGCTAGACCACTATCAGATAATACATGGACTATAGCAGACACAGAGACTGGTGATAACTTACTTACAGTTAATGGAGGATATCCAAGTCCTGGCGGAATAGATGTACATAATGTATATGCAGGAGATCAAAACACTAAATCATTTTGGCAAACTATCTCAAGAGTAGCAGGACCCTATCCAGCTAACACACTTGCACAAGGTATCGAAGCCTTTCATATCTTACAATGTAATGCAGCAGGTAACATCTTTAATACAACTACCTTAGCCAATACACAATCTAGTGGCGGTGGACCTAATATAACCTTAGGACAAGGCTTAATCCCAACAGGTAACTTTAATGTAATCACACTTGCAACAGGACCTGCTAACTTTCCACAAGGAACACTAAGCAGTGCAACTACGCATTACTATATAGTGCCAGTCTTATATACACCACTATCACCTACTAACTGTGCAACTGACGAGCAATCACAAGTACCTGTAATGTCAGAAGCAGCATGGAGAATACAAAGGTATAATGTTCTTCCTACGCCATGTAATGACTATGATCATATACAATTTGCTTGGATGAACTCAGAAGGATTTAGAGATCAAATCACCTTTACTAAAAGAAATGAAAAGATGGTAGTTACTAAAAAGAATAATTTCCTTAAAGAAGCTGCAGACTATAACGAAGTAAGGTATGTAGTAGATGAGCAATCAAGAGGCTTTACAACTTATAGCCAAACAATCAACGAGAACTGGACAGCTACATCGGGTTTCATTAATGATGAAGAAGCAAAGTTATTAGAGTCTATGTTTAAATCAGCCTCAGTAATGGTAAGATTCTCTGTTGGTGAATATGCAAACCAATGGGTTCCTATACAACTATTAAGTTCTAAGTACACACAAAAGACTGTTAGAAAAGATAGACTATTCCAATACACTGTTAACTACAGATTAGCCAATAACATTAAATCACAAAGAGGATAAGATATGATACAACTTAAGGTATACAAAGAAAAAGGAAACTCGGACACAGCACTCTTCTTAGACCTATATAAGACTCAACCTATTAAGTTGACCTTATCTATAGAGGATATAACCGCTGCAGATGCTACTTCGGTGTTCTCTAAGACATTCCGAGTTCCAGCTACTAGACATAATAACAACTTCTTTGAAAATGTATTTGAGGTAGACGGAATTGACTTTGACGTAACAAAGAAAAACTATGCAGAAATCCTAGTTGATGGTGCAGAATTTAGAGAAGGCCACATTAGAGTACAGAAGATATTTAGAAA